GCAACTGAACCATCTTCACCTGCAAGTAAGATTACAATTTGTTCTATGGGTTTTTTGAATATCTCCTCATACATAATCGCATAAGCGGTACATTGTAAAAAATAATTATCAATCCAACTTTCTTGTCGTTCTTTGTTTGCTGTTTTAAAATCTATTACTGATAATTTACCATTGTACTCAGCAACACAATCAACTTGACCTGCAACGGTCAGTTTATGTGAATACATTATTGCCTCTAGTAAATGAATATTGTTAATCTGATCTATGTAAGGTTTTAATAACTTAAATAGTCCTAATGGTAATACACTTCTCTCACTAGGAGTTTCACTTTTAAGATATTGTTCTATCAAAGTGTGTGTAGATTTACCTCGTCTGGCTGCTCGTGCCATTTCCCAATTAGCAGCGCCTTCTCCTACACTCTCACGCCACTTTGTTAATCCTTCTTTTTTTCTGATATTTAAAACGGTAGTGATAGACGGATAGTTCTTGCCATCAATTTCGTAAAATCTATGACCATCTATTCGTCTACCTTTTGTTTTCGGTAATAAGTCTTTGTTGACTTCTATAAATTTAAATTTACTCATAATATATTAATATAACATTATATTGTCAAAAAGTCAAGCGCTATATAGACCTGTGTAACATATAATGGGACACAAGTTTATTGCGTTCCTTTACTTGTTCATTGTTAAGAGTTTCAACCGCTCAACTAGGGTCGTACGGTTCATATACCGTCTTACCATCATCATTTCTATATGCTCTGAGCACCTGTTTTCTGTTGTCTTCATCATTCTTATAGGAACAATGAATCCACCCACTATTAGGTTCCTCAGGTTTATGAAATTCCAATATCAACTGGTCAAAGTTTAAGTGATCTATGATGTATTTTGCTAATTCAGCATTAGGCACACCAAAGATTTCAAAATCCGCCGCCTGGCCCTTGGCGTGCTGTGATTTTAAACTTGACCCAATCTTTACGCATAACTCTGGTGAACGGTATCCACTAGATACTGATACTACTTTCCCATAATGATCTCGGACAGGTTGTAGTATATTCTCACATAGTTTTTTTAAATTATCCATATGATCTTCGCTCGGATTATTTGTTATACCGTGTCTGTCTGCCGTTTGAGAGGCAGTCATTTCCTTAAGCGAAAAGTTGTTGCTTAGTTTCATTTATTTTTTCCTTTGCTTTTAATTTCATTTTCTTTAGAGTTCTTAAATCATACCAAGTGCCTGTTGATCTATCGTTGTTTCTTTTTTCTTCCATATCTCTAACTGCTCTTTTTAGTTCTTTATGTTTTGCTTTTGCTGACATATTATCCCCTTGTAAGTTTTAGTATTTTCTCTATTTGTGCCTTTATAATTGGTCCTCTATTTGGCCAATGTATATATGGTTCGTCTGATTTAGAAAGATTGTATAAAAACGGCAATACAATTTTCTCAATATCTTTAAATCTTTTTTTAGTGTCTTCGTCTGATATTTCTTTTGTGATAGTATCTTTTTCTGCTACTATCTGCATTATCTCATTCATCATTGACTTAACATCGCTAACATCTGATTTTACTTTAGATAATTCTATATTAGTTCCTTCTACAACTTTAGGATCAATACTTGGTTTATCTGATTCAGGTTTAGATGTAACTGGAGTAAAACCCCAATCATCTGAAGTATCAAATTCTCGCATATAATCTGGTAAATCTTTTGCCATTATTTTTTCCTATATTTTCTACTTGCTATTCTTTTTTTATTCTTTGCTAATGCTTGTTCTGTTTTAATTTGTTTTGTTGATTTCTTACCGTATCTAGCGGCAAGTGGACTAGTAGGATGTGCTTCAGCAATCCTAGACATATTTTCTTTCCAACCTTGGTCATTTTTGTGCGTAAGTCCTGAAACTCCTGCAACTATATTTATTGGAACAATAACTTGTGAAATATGATGATTCTTATCCAAGTATTCTTCTTTTTCTGATATACTCATAAAATCAGTAAATTCTTTTCTAGTTCTTTTATTGAAAAATGTATATTGTGGCATTAGTATGAATTGTAAACTACAAATATAATTCCTAAAGCAAACATAACCATTAGTATATGGTTGCCTAGATTCATTATACTTGTTCCTACCGTATTAGGATTTTTAGGGTCTATAATTTTTTTCATTAAAAATATTTATTCAACATTTCTAGTTGGTCATCATACTCAGCAATTATACCTAATTCTTTTTCAATTGTTTCTAGTGTATCAGGATGCTCTGCTATACCAGCAGTTTTTTCTAATAACACTTCAACATTTGCTTTATGTTTTGCTATATGTCCTTCAGCGTGTTTTTTAAGACCGTCTATTATTTCTTTTCGCATTTTTTTTCTCCTTCAATATTCTACCATAGTTTGGCCATCCAAATTTGTCAGGCGACTCATCTGTATATCGCCATCTAATAACTCCTGTATCAGGATTTCTTTCAAATATTTTTTCTCTTTTAAACTTTATCTTGTGTTTTATTGCCATAATTATCCTCAACATTATTGTGAAATAGACCGTCCCTTAATATTTTTTCTTCATCAAAAGTAAATGGTCTAATCATATTCTTACCTTTATCTCGTCTTTCTTTTGCTTGTCTTTTACTTTCTTCATAACTCAATTGTTCCATATCATCCATTTGTGCCATTTTATTTCTCCTTCAATTTAAAGAAAAAGGAAAGTGTTATTCTCTCTTCCATTGTGTAATCAAAGCAATTAGCGTGAAATCTACCACCGTGATATAAAACTAATCTATTAGGAAAAGCACTTACATATGAATCAGGTGCTTTCTCCATTTGATTATGAAAAAATGCTGTTCCACCATCATAAGATTGGTCAAAATATAACATACCTGCTAATAAAGGTTCTTGCCATTGTGGATCATCAGCAGCATAATCTCTATGTACAAAACCATATTTACTAAAGTCTTGTGTGGATGCTTTTATTTCACTAATTAAAATTTTTCTTGCAATTACATTAAAATCAGTAATATTATATTGCAAAATATTTTGTATTCTATTAATTATATAATCATTCTCTTTTGTATATTCATATTGATAACAAGGCATTCCTTGAAATCTATTACCATATTTCATTTTTAATGGTTGATGTGTTGGTTCCCAATTAATAGTTTTTAAATCTTGTTTAACACTCTCAAATTTTTCTGGTGTAAAAAAATCAGCGTGTTGTGTTACACCACCTCTTAATATATAATCAAGCATTTATTCCTTCTTTGTACCAGTCTGGCATTACTGCATTTGGTTTTTCCCATTTAGCAAATCTTCTTTTCTCTAGTATATAGTATTTTCTATATGACCCTACAACGTCACCTGGTATCTTACAATGGTCTGGCATTGCTGGTGTAGCGTCTGTACCCATAACATCTATTCTAGCATTTTTAGGTGGGTTACGTAATATAAAACTTAATTTATCAATTGATGTATGATTAACTTTCTTTTGCCATCTTAATTTGTATTCTTGGTTTAGTGCCATCATATGGTTATACAACCATACATAGTTGTAAGCAGATTTCATAACCCATTGTGTACTAGGGTGACCTAACCAACCTGCCTTGTATATAATTGCTTCTTCATCAGGATCATCTAATCGCCATCTTTTTATCTTACGACCGTTTTTAGTTGTATCAAAATATTCTTTACCGTCTAGCACTCTTTTTGCTGTACATAGCATTTGAGCAGACTCTAATATCATTTTGATTATGTGTTTATCACACATCATCTTAGCAGCGGTTACAGGATTTTTATCTACGTAAAATATATTCATTAATTAACTTTCCCAAACTTTATACACAATTGTTTCCATACACCTGTCCAGAACATCTTTGCCCACTTTGATTGTGCCTTATTCATACACTTAGCGGCATTGTTTACCAGTTCGTTTTGTCTTTGTTTTGTATAGATTAAATTCATACTATTAATATATCACTTTTTTTCACCATTGTCAAGCACAGGATGTTTCTGATTATACTCTACTTCTTGGCATATTGCCTCTAATCCGTCTTTCAAAACCCTACGAATCTTGCAATCATAACCTGTAATTGTAGATAAAAACTGGTCATCTGTTGTTTTTTTATCATTAGCGGCAAGACCTAGGTCAACACCACCTTTAATATAGGTAATTGTTTTGTATGATTCGTATGATGAAGCAGTTGTACCTACAACGGCAGGTAAAGTACCACACGCATTTAATAATAGTAAACTACTTATTAGGATTGTTATTCGGGTCATTAAACTCCATTATTTGATCTAATTTAAGTCTGATCTCATCTGGATCCAGACCTAGGTTTTTCAATTCTTCAGCGCCCATATTGCTAAAAAAGTCTTCATAATCTCTATTAGTCAATTGTCTTTTGCCTAACTTGTTAAAAAAGTCTTTATAAATTTTTTGCTTATCTCGGTAGTTTTTCGCTCTAACTTTTGCGTTAATAGCTTCTTTCTGCCAATCTTTTTGTTTTTTGGCAGACTTCTCTTCCTCGTCTTTGATCTTTTGTTTTTCATTTCTCTTTATTCTCCATTGTCTTAATGATATGTTAGCAGCGATCAATAGTAAAACTGCTAATGGGTCAAATACAAATATTAATATTAATATGATAATTCTAACTGCTGAGTCAAAATGATCTTTTGCATTATCGCCATAAATTAATTCTGCAACATATTTTAAAGGTCCTACATCTGCTTCAATCTTCAATTGTTCTATTTCTATATTACCTTTTTCTGCTGTGAGTCTAGCAATCTCATCCATTGCCTTTTTAATCTCACCATTTAAAAAATCTCTTTCTTCTTTTTGTTTCTTACGTTCTTTTAATCCTCTACTTACATATTCTTTTGCTATATAAACATCTAACGCCTTGTCTAATCTATCAAGTGTATTTTCTGCTCTATCTATAATTAGATTCTGTTGATTTATTTGTTTATCTATTAATGCAATCTGTACCTCATTATTACCTGTAGGTCTAACTTGATCTAGGTGTGCCTTTGATAAGAAACCAAAGATACCAATAGATGTTATGAATACTAATACAATAATTGCTGTAAATAGATATGCTTTTAATGCCCTAGGTATTCCTTCTCGCCAGTTATGATACAACCAACTAGCGGCAACTAACTTACCTACTTCTAATGCTGATCCCATTGCAATAATAGGTACGGCAGCACCAGCAAATAATGTTGCTAGTCCTAGTATAGAATATCCTGCCGCTATTAAAGATATAGCGATCGCTGATATAAATGTTATTAAAGTTAAAAACATTGGATTATTTATTTCTCTAATTGTCTGATCTTATTAATCATTCTTATGACTCTTTTGTCATAATCTTTTGTAGTTGAAAATGCGTCTAGTGTTTTGATTAATACAAACGAGTCTAATGGTTTATTTTTATCTAACATAAGTTGTCTTTTGACTCTAAATTCTTTATAAGCAGGATGCTCATTTAATAATCTAATATATTCTTTTACACTATCACACTTACTAGCAAATACTCTTACACCCCAACCTGACCATTTTTCTACACCTGATGGTTTTAAATGCGGTACTGACTCGCTAAATGTTCTTATACCAAATAAGTTATTACCTTTAACTGCAAATCTACTTGAACCCCAACCAGACTCTAATGCCGCCTGACCTATAATCATTTCCCAAGGTACTCTTTTATCTTTAGGTGTTGTGAAATTTATATAATCTATACATTTGTGCATTGCTCTAACAAATTGTATATCATCATTGTAGGTAAATTCAGGTTCTCTTAAATCTAAATCTTTAATTTTTTCTAGGTAAAAATGTTCTAGTTCAGCATTTACTTTTTGTTTTGACCATTTGTTAGGATTAAATGTTCCCCAAGTAAATACTAAAGCACATATTATACCTGATACAAAAAATATCTTCGTGTATAACCACGCCTTATTTAATAAGTTGTCCCAATTAATTTTTTTTGGCATAATAATCGTATCCTGTCCACTCTTGTCCTTCGTGGTCTTTAAATGTTTCTAGTTTTGATTGATAAAAAGTTAAATTAGATTTTAATTTTTCTACTTTTTTAAAAATAACTGCCGCCTGTTTAAGTGTATAGTTATCATAAATGTCCTTTGCCCATTGACCTGTGTAATATAATCTACTCGTACCAGGTAAGTTTGATGGTTTAATTAGACCTTCTAATTTAAGCAACGCCTCACCGACTCTTGCCTTGATATACGGATCTAACTCTTTCACTTTTCTCGTCATTATATATCTTTCTCTCTTGTATTATAAATCTAAACCAAGTCTGTTTAACTTCGGTCTAAATGAATAAAATAATTTATTATGATTACCTGTGTCGCCCTTGTGATTCATTTGCCATAAATGTATCATTTCGTGAGCAAGAGTTTCAACAAATTCTTTTTTATTTCTATAAAAAGGCAACATCTGTAAATGAAATTGTTGTGTGCCTTTTCCTTTCCATTCCCATTGTATAACTTGACCATAGCATTTTTGCCATTTCAAATCTTTCAATTGAATATCATTGAAAGGTTGTAATATGTTTTTGAATAATGCTTTATTAAGCACTTTGAAATACTTTTTAATATCTTTATAGGTAGTTTTATATTTACGATTACTTGCTAGTTCTCGCTTTAATACTTTTTTCACTTTCATATTTTTGTCTAGTTTTTTCTTTTTCATCTTTGATAAATTGAATAACTCCCATTGTTATACACGACAAAATTATTACTTGTAGTTCCATCGGTATTTCTAAAAATAACTCTATCATTGACAATCCTTGTCTTTGATCTTACTATCTTTAAGCAATAAACATTTGTGCTGTTTATCTAATTCTAATCTCAAATCTGTCATAACTCTATCCATAATTAAAGGCAAACTCGCCTCTATAATAGGTATGATTTCTAAAGCAAACTTATGTGCTAAGTTTTGTAGTTCGCCTTCTAAAATCTTCATCTGATCTATGTCTGAACCTTTTACGGTTTCAACTATCACGTGACCAGTTGTAGTTTCTATTCTCTCATTGGCATTGACAGCATTAAAAATACTCCAAGACCAAATATATACGAATACTATAAAAGTATAAAATAATTGTTTTCTCATAATGTATTTATTATAGCATACTTTATGAGTAAAGTCAAGCGTTAATAATCGTTGATTTTAAAGGGTTTTTAGGGGTGTGCTATGAGAACAAAGCGTGAACACCCCTATAAAATGTGTCTTTTATTTGTTGATTCTAACGAAGTCGTCATTCCAACCAAAGGTTTCTTTCACCATTTGTGCTGTTAAACCTTTATAGGCATTGTTAAGTTCTTTATTCTTAACCGCCATTAGGACTTCAGCGTCTTTCTCGTGTAGTCCTTCTAACATCTGAATAAACATAGTTTCTTTTTTCAACTTGTTTATTGTGTTATTACCACCTACAATAAAGTGATATAGTTTTCTTGCCTCGGATGCTAAACTTGTATGTTCAGTTCCAGCAGGCGCCTCGTTCTTAATATAAGGTGGATTTCCTTCTGGTAAGTCAAACTTGATTTTAGGATCAAAAGCAGCTTTCAACAATTGCCTCATTGCATTATTATCAAATTGTTTTAATATTGCAATTTTAGCAGGTTTGTCTTTTGCGTTATTGATTCTTGTAAAAATCTCGTGTACCGTAGGAGCACCTGAACCTTCTGTACCCATTTGAGTATTTAATTGTGTGTTTGTTATAGCCATAATATCCTCATTTTAAAAGTCATTAATTTTATCTATCAATGTCTTCAGTTTTTTACCTATGAAGTAAGGTAACAGGAGCGACCTGTCTTTTACTTTATAGTTCTTATATGTATTTATAATGTTAGTTTCTATCGTTTTAGGTATTTGCGATAAATCTATTAGTTTCTTATTTCTGTTGTAGTGTTTCTTTGTTTCTGATCCTAATGGTATATTATCTATGTTAGACCATTCTTCTAATTGTTTTGCTCTTATAGGTTTCTGTCTTTCACCTCTTACAAATATTTCATCATCACTTAATATATTAGGTACACCATCTGACCTATCACCTTTGATTATTTGTTCTCTTAAAAATTTGATAGGATCCTCTTGTTCACCTATGAAACCTTTTAGTAAAGGCGACCATTGATACACATTACCATAATGATGTAGTTGTATAAAGTCTTTATCACCTGACACTATAAGATATATAGTTTCCTCTTGTAGTTTTATAATTGAAGCAATAATATCATCTGCCTCACTATTCTCAACATACATTACCTTATATGGAAAATTCTCTTGTACTTCTTTTTTAATTTCTGTTATTATATTAAAGATGTTATCCCAATCAAATGGACCATCTTGTCTTTGTGCTTTTCTGCTGTGTTTGTAATTAGGAAAAAAATCTTTACGCCAAGGATCACTTGCGTCTGAGCATAGTACCATTTCACCATACTCGTCTTTAAACTTTACATTGATACCTCTTAATGAGTTCAGTACCATAAACCTAATCATTTCTTTGTTAGGTTTAACATCTGCCTTACCTCTTACTTGTGCCATAAGGTTTGATATTAAAACTTGATTAAGGTCTACTAGTATCATTTAAATATTTCTTTTTATACCATTTATAAAATGCTTTGTCTTTGAATAATGCAACAACACCTGCTGCTGAAACTTGATCGCTTCTAATACAATCAGCGTAGTCTTGGTATTCTGATTTTTTAATTCTTACTGACAATCATCACCTGCCTTACTGCCAGGTCCATCATTTAATTGTCTTAAAGATTCCTCTACACTTGATAGTGGTCTGTTTTTCTTATTCTGTTTATGGATAACTCTACTTGCAATCATAAACGCAATAAGAAAACCTATTACGGTTAAAGTACAACCTATAAAAAACAATGCTAATCCGTGTTCAAAATCCATTATGATATAGTATTAAATTCTTTTATAGAATCTGCTGTTTTATTATATTTCTTAATTTTTTTCTCTAAATTAGAAACATTGTCTAATTCTTTTTTTCTTTTAGAACCTAGACCTTTTAAATAGTTAGTATATAATGATTCATTATTAATTGCAAAAATCATAAAACTTTTTATAAATCCTACAAACGAAGCAGGTTTTACTTTTATGTTTTGTTTTTTAGTCTTATTAATAAAATCATTACACGCTTTTTCTAATTCTGTATTATTCTTATTAAAAATTGCTGATCTCATATTTCCTCTCTTTATTAGTTGTGTATGGGCGCCGAAGCGCCCAATACTTATTTTAATTATGCTGAGTAAGCGACTTGTTTACCGAACACTTTGTTCATACCAGCGATCAAAATTGCTTTTGAAGGCGTACCAACTCTATAAGAAACACCGTTAGATGATCTGTTTTCGTAGATCATTAAACCTTCGTTTCTTAATTTTCCTACCATAGCGGCAGGTGATTTAAGATCAAATTTGTTTCTTAAATGATTCCAAGAAACATCTACACCTGTTTCAAACAGGTTTCTGATCTTTGTAGTTTTTGAAGTTTTAGCTCTTGCCATATCTTCTTCTCCTTTATTATTATTAAAAAAATTAAACATTATTGTTTAACCCTCTCTTTCTGTCAATTTTACAACCAGACACGGCGATTGCTTGTGCAATTCTTTTAGTCATCTAAATTACCATCAGGTTCAAAGAAACCTTGTGTTTCATTTAGATCCTTTAATTCTTTGTTTACATCTGGAGAAATAGGTCTATTATTTCTCACAGGTTTATCTAGTACCTCAGCATAATTAAGTTTTGCTGATACGGTACCTGCCTTATTTTGTTTTAATACTACCATCTTGTCTGCTAATTTCTGAGCAGGATGAGGTAGTTTAAAATCTCTATAAATCATACCACGCATTACATCTACTAATAATGCTAAGTCTTTTGTAAAGTCTGGATTATTTGTTTTCATTGCTAAGTCAACAAAGTTTTTTAATAATCCCATACTAATATCATCAACGGCAGTTTCAACAAATTTTTTAGTTTGTTGTTCTTGTATTTGTTTAGCAACCTTCTCACCCATTTTTCTACGTTGTTCATCAAGTTCTCTAGTTCTAGGATTTACAATCTTATCCGTAGGAAACGGTATGATTTTGCCATCATCTGCCATATTATTACTTAACTTCACCTTTGAAATTTACTTTCCCTTGTTTTTCAAAATATTCTACTAGTTGATTATAACCACCAATTAGTTCATCATCAATTTTGATCTGTGGCATTTGCCTTACATTTTTACCAATGTGTTCTAGCAATTTGCCAGGATCATTATCAAAGTCTTTCTCTAACTTCAGTTCGTTGTATTCAAGGCCAAGGTTTTTTACCAAGTTCTTGGCCTTGGTACAATATACACAATCATTTTTACTATAAATTGTTATCTGCATTTTCATTACCTATTAGGTTCTCGTAGGCGATATTTGCCTTTTCTTTTAAGTTATAGGCGTCAACAGCCTCCTCAATAGTGAAGTTATACATTTTGTTAAACTCACCCATTGGAAGTCTTAAACCTATCCAAGCACGATAATAGTTATTCTTTGTTAAGGTTACATCTTGTTCAAAGATTTCATATCCTCTAACTTTAGTATCCTTAATTACATTGACTAGAACAGACTCAACTTCACTTACTATTGTCTTGGTTTCTGTTTTACCAAGTTCAGTAATAAATTGTTTTGATTGTTTGTTCATTTCACCTTTAATAATGTCAGCAAGTTCCGCCTTAGCGATCATTTTTGCCTTCTCTATTGCAAGGTTCAAGTCTGGAGACACAGCAGTACCTACACCGTAGATACAAACTTTATCTTTGTCTTTACCAAAGATTTTCTTATCACACGCCTTCGACTCGTTTATGTCAGCCATATACCACTTTGGTACACTATCAACAACTTTGTTGCCTGACTCTTTCTTTATCTTATAATTACCAGCACAATTAGTCAGCATTACTGACATAACTAAAACTGATAATATCTTCATTTGTTTCATCATCTTATTTTACACACTCCTTTTCATAGTATATACCATTTCTTGTAGTTTGTCAAGCGCCACTTCAACATAGTTAAATATATCAACTATACCAATGTCCGTTTGAGTAAACACAATGGCAAAGAGTCCTATAATGATTAAATTTTTAATCATCTTACCTCCCATTCACCGTCCTTGTTCATACACACTTTTCCGAACGACTTAAAAGCGTGCTTTGGCCGACTATAATATCGGCAATATTCTGGCGTGTATATATCTCGGTAGTAGAATTGAGCAAATAGTTCCCAATAACTTGGACCATCAAACTTTTTCCTACCATCGGCACACTCCAAAATTTCTTCTTTAACAATAGTATCACCTTTTTGTTTAATAACAATTTTAACATAGCAATATTGTCCGTCAACTTTTGCTGGTTCTATTGTTTTAATCTTATCGTAATAAACTCCGTTATCTGCTTTTTCTAATTTTTCTAGTATTGTGGTAACCTTATCATAATTAATTTTATCTATATCACCTTCTACTGAAATAACTTTAACATTTTTTTCAAATGCCTTTTTATTTAAATCACAATCTACACAACCCCACGCCATTTCCATACATAAAAGTATAGTTATCATTATTAAAGTAGCGTACATTATTATTCTATATTTCGGATCCATCATTGTCTTTCAAACCACTTTCCGTCTGGTGTCTGGCAAGCAGTACCAAATACAACTTTTCTATTAATTCCACCAATACCTATCAACGGCCATTGATTAGCAATATCAATCGTTGCGTCATAATCTTTACATTTAATTGGACCTTTTACATAAGACCTAGTAATTTTTATGATACCACTATTACCTGTTTCTGAATTATACCAATTCGTATAACTTTGTGTAGTTGGACCATTGTTTAAATGATCTACGAATACAGCATTGTGTACATCATAATCACTCTTATACATAATCTCAGCACCAGCAAACGCACCAACTACGGCACAACCAGCAACTACATAAGGATCAGTTACTCCCATTTCAACGCATCCTGCCGTTGTTGTAATCGTACCTAATCCAGCACCAACTTCTGATCTGTTTATGTTGGCACAATTTGTTAGTGTTAAACTAACTAGTAAAATCCAAATTATTTTTTCTAATCTCATTACAAATTTCCTGACTATCTACACTCTTAACTATGTAATAGTCTTCATTATTATCAATGACAAATCTATTGAAACCTTTTTCCTGCCAAAGTGTATGTGCTTTGGCGGAAATAGGTCTAAAATAGTGAGTACCGTCATTCTTACTAGTACAAACAAAATCACCAATCATTATTGGTTACCTTTAAATATTTTGTTCCAAGGCCATTTCGTCTTTGCCTCTGACCAAGTTTTCTTTTGATATTCTTTTGTCTTATCAACTTCACTTGAAATAAAATTAACAAGTTTACCTGGCACTTCTGCAACTGCAACACCAAACTCTTGTGGTGTTATTGTCTTCTTTTCTTCTGCCATAGTTTCAGCAACATATTGTAAACTGAATACTACTACAAAAAAAAGTATTACTAATAGTTTTTTCATAACTATACTTTCCTTCCCATTGATTTAAAATCGGATTTATCCACAACTTGATAATTACCTTTGTTGTAGGCAAGACCGATTGTTTTGCCTTCAGGTAGTGTAACTTTTGGTAAAGTTCTCTTTACACACGCACCTGGGATTCTATCACTTGTTGGTATAGAATTTCTTTTAAGACCATTAATGTCTAAAGATAAATCAGGTAATTTAAAACCTAATAGTGAATCTTTAAACTTTTTAAATGATTTAAATTTCATATAATTTTTACCAATATAATAACTTGTAAAACTATAATCACAACTGGAAGGATTGTTCTAATCAATTCCATAGTATGGTTATATTCGTCAAGTTTTCTTTCTAGTTTAGTTCTCATTAATCGTTTACACTCGTTGGTATTGATTCTGATCTTTTTTCAGCATAAGATTTCCCGAATACAAATTTATAAAATGTATCTCTAGGACTAGGTGTTAAATAAACATTT